TTCAGCTAATTCAACCACATCACGGGACTTAGTACGGAGCTTGGCGCCGTTGGGAGTCTTGTCCAACTCCTTAACTGCGTCGATCAGGTTCTTAACGCTAGCTTTGGCTCCAATTCCACCCTTGCTACTAATCTTGATTCGAGCACCGTTTGGTGCTTCCATGACGCTATCGCTCAATCCTTCAGTTTTAGTGGCACCAAAATTAATGGTACAGTCAGAAAATCTTGCGCCTGCCAAGAAGGCAGCTTCGGCTTCATCAGCGTTGCCAGTAGCTTGCCCATTCTGCAATGCAATTGGGTGTAACAATTCGCAGAAATAATCACGGAATGCAGTAAAGCTCATGTCCTTACTTGCACTTATTTCAATAGGTAGTGGTATACCTGACGCAATGCGACTTGCCGCCACAGTTAATGGACTAGCTTCACCAAATTTGGTACTGATTTGCTGCACGATATCAGATGCGCTTAGGTCTACTTCCTGAGTCAGGATATCTTGTGGGGTCATACCAGCCTGTGTTTTAGCGGCTGATTTACTAGCGTATGAGTAACCCGGGATACCACGTTGGTTGTCCCACTGATTGTTTAATGGGTCTGCTTTAATGTCGTTAAAGAAACGCCCAAACACCAGAGTTTGACCGTCTTCAGTTTCAAATAGTGCAATACCAAAACCACCAGCAGACTTAGTACGATTGTTGGTCCACTGAACTTCATACCCCTTGGTCGCATCGGATAACTGGCCCAGGGCATGGTCCAATTCATCAGGAGTGTACTTGCCACCGCCTTCAGGATAGAAAGTCACTTCTTGGAAGTATATGGTTTCACCTGACGGGCTTTTAAATACATCGCCAGGTTTACGTCTTGCTAGTCCCACGCTCTCAGTGATAAATTGTAGTCGGTTAATAATATCGCGCATCATAGTTCAGTATTTATTGCCGTTCGATGTCTTCTTCCACACATCGTTCGCCATATTGAATTTCCACAATTTGTAGTGGCTTGTCATATGGGTTAGTTAGTTGATGCCAACGTCCAGCTTCAATATGAACCTCGTCAAATACATCTAGATCAAAATGCTGGTATCCTGAATTATCATGCTTGCCTAGATTAACACGGGCTCGGCCCTGCGTGACTAACCAGTACTCTGAACGATGTTGGTGGCGTTGCATACTTAGGCTGCGACCAGGATCCACCGTTAGCTCTTTAACTTTAGCATTTGGGTATTCGTGCAACACACGGTAATATCCCCACTGTCGATCTGTCTTAGGCGCCTTCCACTCAGCTAGTATCCAGCTAGAGCTATTGGCTTTGTTTTCGCCACCTACACCAAATACACAACGTACCCCAGGTACTGACATTTCAGGAACATTGTCCTTGCCACGATCACCACCGTTGGCAAAGATAATCTCATCGTTAGGGTTACGAATTGCGATGCGGCGAAGCGCATCGCATACTGTACCATCAGTGTCGTCGAACCCAACCTCAATCTCATCAACATCACGCATGTTGCTTACCACGCAAGCACGTTCATCCAGGGACATGAATGGTTGACCCTTCTTGCGAGTCAACCATGCATCAGAGTTAATTGCAACAATCAATTTATTGCCCAACTTCCTTGCTTCCTTGATCATACTAATATGACCGCTGTGTATGGGGTCAAACCCACCGCTGACTACTACAATTTTCATACTTTACTCCAATCAATGAACTGACCATTAAGCCAGTGTGTTTGCAAATCTTCTTGTTTTAAATACCCGTATTTGTCAATTGACTTATCAGCCGAGTCAGGGAGCAGGCCTTTGCTTACCAAATCGTACCAACTTGTCTTTTTAGGATCCATGGGTACATGTTCACTCTTGTATGCAACACAATGAATCCAGGGATCATTTGGATATTTTACAAAATGACCGTCCTTGCAGTCAAATCCGCTTACAGCTAACATATACAACAGATTGGTAATGTTGTAACTATAGTAGCATCCAGGAAACGTTCTGGTTACCGTTTTGTTATAAACAATATTAACCGTTTGAGGAACCGTCAAGCAAATCATCCCGTTATCATTCACTTGCTGATTCCAAACCCCAAGAGTGTTTAATGGATTGGTGGCAAACCGAAAACTATCGTGACACCAGAGCAAGTCAATTAACGGCATATTCCGCAGCGGCTCCTCGAAATCCTGAGTGATCAACCTCATGTCATCTGGGCAATCAGCAACCATACTGGTGTTTAAGTCTACCCCATAACATTTGTAATTCCTTGGTTGTTTCTTGTCAGAATCGTCTATATAGGTTGCGTTTGCCCACCATAGAATATCTAGCCCATTCCCACATCCCATGTCGCATATTACATTCAAACTATCCATAAAATCATCGTATGCGGCGATGCTTTCAATTGTTTGTAGACTATGTTGATGGCTTGCGCCAGGCGATTGAAATAAATCCATTAGAGTGTAATATCTTCCATACCTGCAGTTCTGAGTCTGGCCACGTGACCTAGCATGAAGTTTTTACTCTCCAATCCCTTCATCAAACCCAGCCACTTGTTGCGCAGCAATGCTACCTCATTGATTAATGTTTCATAATCAATGACTTCGTCTTCACCGTCAACATACTTTTCGGCATCGCGGGCGTTTAGAGCACGTGCGTACCCTTCTAAATACGTTTTAAACCACTTACGGCGAATTTTTCGCAGCTGGATGTTCATGTAATTTAACACAGCTTCAATTTCTTGAAGCTGGTTAAATCTATGCTCGGTAATACCAGGAAGATTGGCGATATTCTTCTCTAAGTGTCCATGTACGCTACAGTCGCGCTTGGCGTGTACCAGTTCATTATCGTAATACTGAATAAAGTCTGGCAGGTTACCAAGGTCTGCAACTATTTTATTATACCACATAATTAATCGTCGTAACTGTAATTGTCCTCGTCGTAGTCCTCATCGTCATCACCAAACTCCACATATTCTTCAATGCTGCGTTTAGTGTAACTATCAGTGCCTCCGAACTCTTTAAGTTCTTTGTCATTTAGCACGTCGACCAGAACACTTAGTAGGTTATCTGCTGCGGCTTGGCGATCTTTGCTAGGGATATACTCTTTAAGAACAGTATATGCTTCGCTTAGGATATCAATATCTAAACTCATTCTGCTGTTTCCTCTACATTAACTTCGGCAGTATCGGCCATTTCGTGTTTATGGCGATTGTTAATAAAGTCAGCCATGACCTTATCCAAGGTTCCTTCCTCATTGCGTTCCCATGCTTTACGGAACTGTGTAATCTCTGTACCATCAGACAGTACAATCTTTAACCGGTTACCGTCCTTCTTAAGTAGGCCTTTATCCTCAAACATGTCTGTCAGACCTGAGTATGGGTTCATACCAGTTTCATATGGGATCTTAACCTGTACACTTTCAAATGGCTTGTTGTAGCGTGTTTTCATAATCTTACATGCTGCACGGATACCTTTAACTTCTGATACCTTGTTGCCATCTTCATCTTCTTTTAGCTTTAGCTTACGCATAGCAACAACAATTGAGCTAGCGTAAATGAAGCCTTGACCACCCGAGATCTTGTCATCTGGGTCAAACATGTCTTGGCTTGCGTATGTGTGGTTGGTTACCACCATACCAATGTTTAGGCTACCAAACATGTTAACACAGTTACGGACTAGTGCTGTTAGTGCTTTAGGCTTGCGACCTAGGTCACCCTTTAGATCGCCTGACTCAAACTGATTGATGTCAGTTGGTGTTAGTAGCATACCCAGTGAGTCAATTACAAACAGGACTTTGGGACGTTCATCTTCAGGTAGAGTTTTGTATTCTTTGACAAAGTCTGAAATAACCTTGGCCACATCATCAATCATGGCTAAGTTTAGTTTTAGTAGTTTATCTTCACCAGTCTCTACTCCCAATGCATGCAACCAAGCTTCGTCTAGAGCGTTCTCTGAGTCGATTAGAATTGGATAGATGCCTTGTTGCTGTGCGTGGCGCACCAAGTTACCTGAACAAATAAATGATTTGCCCGAGCCTGACTCACCGGCAAAAACTGTAACCTTGCCTAGTGGTACGCCTTTATCAAACGCACCGCTAATCAGATAGTTTAGTGCATAATTACCAGTGCTAATCCAGTCAGTTGGGTCACTGAAACCCACGCTAATGCCTTCAATGCTCTTGGTGATATTCTTTCTAAATTTACTTACGTCAAATGGTTTAGCCATAATGTTATTCCCCTAATGATTTATAAAACTTACTAAAAACTTTTTTGCTGTCGATTCCGCGGCGTTGATCTAACTCCTGGATTCTCTGCAAACTATATTCGATATTCTGTTGGTGTGTTTATGTGTGCTTGGATATTGCGTAAGCCATCTTCAAGCAAGAAGCCTGGTGATGTAGCTAATACTGTATCCAGTTTGTCCTTAACTAAATTTAGCATAGCTACCGGCAAATGTCTAATATTTAGATAGTCTGGTTTTGTGACCGGGCCAACAATAAAGCTGTTATTATGAAAACCCATGTCACGCAAAAAATTAATGCAATCAAAAATTGATAGGTAGTTCAAAAGAAAATGAAGCATGTTAAATGAAATTTTATGATCCAATTTTCTAATGGTATCGAGGTTATCTAAAAAGTCCGTCCAAGATCCGCCGTATCGAATATATTCATATTCGTCCTCCATGGTTTCCACGCTAACTATCCAATGCACGTGATCAAACTCACATAGCAAATCAAAAATCTTAGTATCCACTTTGCTTAGATTGGTATTGACTCGTAAGTTAACGCCAGGATTATGATCACGCAACGCCAGTAATAGCTCATAATTTTCCTTCATAAGCAATGGCTCACCACCAGCTAAGTATACGTGTTTTAGTTGTGTTACATTTTCCAAAACCCAGCCTTTAAGGTTTTGTACTCGTTCTGCAGGTGGCACCGGTGCAGCTATGTCAACTTCAGTGGCCCACTTACTACTGAACTCTGGTCCACAATATACACATGCGAAGTTACATATATTAGACCAACGAACGTCGATCTTACTCAACTTAAAATTTTCTGGTTGGTCGTATATCGATTTGTCCACTGCTTTGAGTTCTTTAAGATAAAAAACTCGGTCACTGATAATATCAAAACTCTTTTTCTCGAGTTCCAAATCATAGCACAAGTGACATGCCTCGCTGGGTTGATTTTGCAGCATACAAGTTTTATGTTGCATTGCTTTGTCATTGTTAACAATGTCATGGATACTTGCCTCTGCCAGATTGCCAATGATCTGAGGACTTCTGATACAATGCTTAACATTGCCATCAGAATTATACATAAACCCTGTCCACGGAATAGGGCAGAAGTTTTTGTTAGTTAAGTAATCTTTATAATCCAATTGGGCGTACTCCGATAGAAAAATCACTGATTTCAAGATTTTCCCCACCAAGGTCCAAACAGGCAACCATAAGACTAGCCCATTCAACTGGGTCTGCATAAGGGCGCGGGGCTTCCTGTCCTGGTTGTGTAGCTACTGCGCCGGGTCTGACAATTGTAATCTTGGGTCGACTCCCTTTATTGCGCAGTTGCGCACACGCTTCTTCTAGAGTGCGTTTTTGTAACCAGTATTCATCCATGTCCGGCAAACAACTTGTTGGTAAGGTTGTCATTATAGTACTAACAACAATTATCCTTTTATCTTGTCCTTGCCATCTACGCCATATTTCAAACAATAGCTCAGTCTGAGCAAACCCTGCTTGTGCATTACTTATAAACATATCGCAAGGCTCAATTGCGTCTGCGACCTTGGGCACACTACGGATATTGTGGCCAGTTCTACGACTCAAACGTAGTACATCATGCCCTTTATTAGCGTATAGATCGCCAATCTCTTTCCCAATACCAGCTGTGCCGCCAGTAATTGCTATTTTCATTTTAATAACTCCGTAGGTTCATTGGTAAAAGTAAAGCTAGCAATAATTCTTGGTGAAGTTCCATCAATCTTAACCACCTCATGTGGCATCCTAGAATTAAACACAATTGGCGTATCCAAATCCTTGCTCTCGCTATGGAAGGTGAATACTGCCAATGGTAGCTGGCCAGTTTCTTCCAATATCACAACTGATGCGCTGTTTGGAATTAGTTTATGTTTAAAAAAGAACTTAACTAACTCAGGAACCGCAGCAAACAACTCTTTATGGTTTAAGAAGTGCCAACCAATCGCACCAGTGGTCAATAAATCTGTTGCCTCGGCCAAAAATTTATAAATGCCTGCAGATATTTTTTCCACGCTTTCGCATTCCAACGGTTGGTACGTTTTCATTTTATGTAATCCTTAATTTTGATCCCACGTATAGTATCCTGTTGCTGTATATATGTGTCCAACTCTGTTTGATTGTTTTCTTCTATGGCCACCATTTTTGCAACGTTTTCTGGTAATTGTACTTTAGCCCAAGTAGTCATATAGTTAGCATACTTAACATTAAGTACATCGGGGTTCTCTAAAAATGCCCAAGAGTGATCAATCCCGTGTTCTTTAGTAAACGCAACAATGTTATTGAAGTCACCAATGTTCAACGCACTCAACGTTGTCCAGGTATTAAGCGCAACGGGCATGTTTTGGTAACGTTTTAAGTTTTGAAAAAATTCAGCCCAAGGGATAGGCCACCGCATGTATTCGTGAACACGACCAATACCATCAAGACTTACAGTTACAGTAACATGAACACCACTATCAGCAAGCGACCCTAACTCCCACAATGTTGTGTTACAATTTGTGTTCAGGCGCAAGTGTGTTAAATTTGGTGGTGGGTTCTTTAATAAATCCTTATACCCTTTACTATAACTGGGCTCGCCGCCATTTAAATCTAAATGAGTGATCTGATCCCAAGGTAGCTCTTGTAACTTACTACGGTTATCTACTCTAATAGGAATACTCTTTTTAGCACCCAGGAATGTACTGTGGTGCTCGTTGCATGTCTGGCACGCCGCATTGCATACGTTATCTAACACTCCGCCTACTTGCAAATAATCACCACGTTTCTGTGGCCTTTGCCATTCGTCCAATGTATATTGACGAATACTCTTCTCACCAACTGCTTCACTTTTTTCACAACGAATACACTCTGCAGGCCAAGCATCATCAGTCATTGTAGTCACCACCTCCCGCAACCACTCGCTATTCTCTAGCTCGGAGTAAGATGCAAACTGCGGCGGGCTCACCATGTGTCCGCAAAGACTCAAGGTGCCATTGGCATTTAGTCTAACAAAATGATTTAGACGAGGGCAGTACATATTCTCAGTGATCTTCCAATTACTTCATCGTATACTGTGGGATACTTGTCCGCGATCTCTTTGATGATATCGCCCATAGTCACAGTTCTGCCCAACAGTGTTTCAGTTAATACTTTATCTAATTGCAAATAAAATTGCACTTTTAGATTTCCATCAAAGTACTGCTCAAGACCAGGATCGCGAGGGTGTTGGTTCTTGACTGCTTGAGTCACCTCTGAGATCTGTTCCATTGGAAGCAAACGCATACTGACACTAGTGTGGCGTTGAAGGTTAACCAACCAATGGAACTGTGGGCAGAAATGCCGGTTTAAAAACAAATACTCGCTTATAAAGTGCAATGCTGTTTCTCGGTGCAAATGTGTATTATGGCTGAGATACGTTTGTGCTCCAGTCAAAAACCTATCGTATGGGTCTCGAACAAATACGTCCACAGTTTCAATAGTCTGCAACTCGTCAATGCCAAGAGTTCTTATCGCAGCCCTACTCAACGATGTGCTACCATTCTTAAAGATTGGATAGACGTAACGCTGTGACTCTAGTTCTAGAACTTCACAGCGGTCCGGGAAAATAATATTATCAATTTGAGATATCATTCCAGATACGTTAATAGCTTTTTGTACCGCAAAAATTCTTCAGTGAAGTCCTTTTCTAGTTTTATTTTTTCAATTACATCACTAAGGGTGGCTTTACAATTACGGAACTGATTGTACAAAACAATATCTTCAGTGTACAGATAATTAAATTTGTCGCGAAAACTCTCTGGGAAACTTATTTCCTTGGATATCGGAGAAGTGTTTTCTTTTCTTATTCCAGGAATCACTTTGTCTATGTCGCTGAGATCATAAAATTCAAACTCCAAGTCGAGTTTATCATATGTGGCCAATAGATACCAGAACTGTGGCACAGTGTGGGCATCAACACAAATAACCGAGTTTATATCTAGCATCCGTTGGATAATAACGTCTGACATTTCGTACCAATGCATTTGCCATTTTAATTCTGAAATGAATCTGTCAAATGGTTCTCTAAGGAAAACTACAACGGTCTTAATGTTGGTATCTTTGAGGAATTGCATATTCTGAATACTGTACCTAGAGGGGCAAGTATTCGCCAAACTGGTCAACGATCGAGACGCATTCTTTGTAATTAGAAGATAGCATCTCGACGTTTCCGAGTCATACAAAAACTCGTGATCAGTGTAATAATGATTGCAGAATAAAAACATAAAATGCAATACCTGTTGCCAGGTATTGCCTCGTCATGTGACAACTTTACTTCTGACGGTTACGGATCATCGCTAGGATGTCTTCAGCACGTTGGCTAGAAGGTTTAGCTTCTGCTGTTGGTGTTTGAACTGGAGCAGCAGCTTCCGCTGGAGCATCTGGCTCGAATGGTAGGTCCTCGTCAGCGGCTGCTGGGGCAGTAGTTGAAGTAAGTGGATCTGGACGAGCTGCTGGTACAGCTGGTGCACTTTCGTTAGTGTTACCACTAGAGATTTGTAGACCAGCTGGCTTGTAGTAAGCACCCCACTTGTCAGCATCATATGGTTGACCATCAACTGATGCTTCAAACATTTCCTTGATTACCTTGAGCTCAACATCACTTGGCTTCTTGGGTAGGAAGTCTGCTAGGTTGTATAGACCAAACTTCTCGATAGCTTCAGCTTCTTCAGAAGACAGCGCAGTTTCCTTACGAGCATATGAACTTGTACCGTAATCTGCATAACCGCCCTTACTGGACTTCTTGACGTTAAAGTCTAGACCTGCTTCGTAGTCAGTTGGTAGGTTTTCCATTTCTGGATCCATTAGAGCATTCTTAACAATGTTAAAAATCTGTGGACTGATCACGAAACGACGGATTGGGTTTTCTGGTGTCTTGTCATCTGACAATGGGTTGTCATGTACAAAACCCTGGAATAGATATGAACGCTTCTTCCAGTACTTGCGGCCCATGTCCTCCAGTGACTTATCCTTGAACCAAGTACGAACTTCGGCTAGGATTGGGCAAGCCTCACCATACATTTCCACGCATGGTACTTTGACAAATACTGGCTTGCTTTCTGGCTGACCTTTGATGCCAGCGAACTCCAGGTTGATCATTGCACGTTCAACCCAGAAGAATGTGTTCTTGGGATTTGCGTCTGGTAGGAAGCGGATACGGGCTGTGGTGCCCTCAGGGATATTCCAGTGTGGGTAAATTGCGTTGTCTTGTGTTGACTGTGAACCGCCAGTTTTACCGCCTGTTTGTTGTGCTTGTAAACGAGCACGGATTTCTGCTAAAGATGCCATAATGTTTTCTCCTTAAGATGGTCTTAATTTGTGCCTGTTCAAAAATTGGTTTCATTTGATCATGCCGTTCACGCATCAATTCTATCGGCATTTTTGCTTGCTCGTCAATTAACGCTAAAATTTTGTTAAACCTTGTTAGATTACTGTACTCATTGTCGTACTGCTCTTCAATGAAATCACTGAAAGTCTTGAACCCCAAATTTCTAAGTTCTTGTAGGGCGCCAGCGCCAGACCAAATAATGAATGGCCTACCAAGCATGAGGTTTTTATAGGTTTTTTCAGTAAACCAATCTGGTGCGTTGCAGTCAGTTTCACACACAATATCAAAAAAGAATTGGTTATAAAGCTCGACGCTGCTATCAATAGCATCAAAGTAATTAACTGATCCCCATTGTGTTGTATTAAACGCTTGTGGTCGTATTGGCAAATTGTTCTTTGCCCAGTCTAGTTCGTCTGTATATAGATCACGAAATGATTGGTTTTCAAGATAGAAAAGTGATCGGTCCGTTGCGTGGCATGATATGACTGCGTCATTAGAATAGTTCTCTACCATGTGCCTGACCAACTTAAGACGGTACATGTCCTGACGGCCCAGCAAACATCCAAATTTCTTGGTGAATGCAGAATTGAGTAACGAAGTACTTTTTAAATTGGCGTATGTGTGTACCAAAAAATGACTTATTGGCGTATACATAACTATGGCATTAGGGATATGAACACGTTGGTATGTTTTAATTACTGTTCGTTCACGAGTCAGGTTATACTGTCCTTGCAAATACTCCAGAAAAGACACAAACCCGCTCAGCTGAGGGTTACCACCATCATAAAAATCAAAATAAATGATTCGATCATCACCAAATTTTTGAATAACGTTCTCAACGATATGCTTTAAATCAAACCCGTAATGTTTGCTGACTAACATATCAATTCTGATGTATAGCCCGCGATCATCAACTACACAATATGAGTTTGGTTCTTGACTTGAAAGGTCGTGTAAGTGATTATAGTACTGTTCGAAATCCATTGTAGCCTTATTTAATTAAGGCCAGCGAGCTTTCTCAAGAAACTTAGATCGTGATCTTCAGATTCGTTTTGGATAGGCACATTTGGACCATCAAGTTGAGTGGCTGCACCGCTGCTACCACTACCTGGACCATAAAGTCCATAAGTGTAATCCTTGATGCCCATCTTTGGGAATTCTAGCTCTGGGTTCGCTGATGAGATTAGGTCTTTGGCTCTACTCATTTCCTCTTTACTGTCAAAGTAGTAAACACCATCCAACACACGATAGTGAACATCTCCTTGGTTTAGAATTTCGTCGATCTCGGAATCTCCGTCACCCTCGATGCCTGAATCAATGTCAGTCTCTTCAAAATCACGGTCGTTATTACCAGATATGACACTGTCTGCCCATGACTCAAATTCTTCTGACATCTTACACTTACTGTCAGCATAAGCTCGGTAAACAATAGGCAGGGCGTCCATGAGACGGTCATCAAATACCTTCTTTACAAAACGTTCCTTTAGTGCATCTATATCTATCTGTTCATCTGCCTTTGTTTCTGGCTGCCACGTTCCTGTGAAAGCCTGATAGCCCTTCTTACCCTTTAGCTGGTGCAATGTTCGATGTAGATCACCATAATGGTTAACTGCTGCTTCTACCATACCCTGGGTCTCGTCATCTTCAAATACACGACCACGCATTGAACGAACAAAGTGCTTGAGCTCGCCCATCTCTTTTACTACATTGCAGATATGCTCGCCTAGTTCGTCATACACAGAACCACCCTCGCTGACATGTCGGGCCATGG